TAATGTAAAGAAGTCTATAATACCTACTCTAAATCTTATAGCAAATTTATCCCATTGCTTTCTTGATGTGTTCCAGTTGTTTCTAAATTTCATAATTATAAGTTTTTTAACATTTCTATTACTCTTGGACAAGGATACATATCTGACTTGTCTTTTCTTACTGAGTTGTGTGTAAAGATACCTTTATTTCCTTTTAAGGCATCTATATCTATATCCCATATAGATTCATTATAGTCTTTAGGTATATCATAGGTTTCACAAAGATATTCTACTAGTTGTCTTAATGACTCTATCTGAGCATCTGTATAAGTAAACCAATGTTTATATCCTTTGTAAGGTTTTTCTAAAGTTGTTACATGAGAGGCATTAACTTCTCCTCCAACATAATTATAGTACTTACCATTTTTAAAAGTTAATGGTCCCCAGTTACAAACCTCAATACCTATACTTATAGGATCTAAAGATAAGTAAGGAACTTTACTAGCTTTAAAGATACTTTCTTTTAAACCTAAATGGTATGCCCAGTCTTTAGAACTGAAACATTGTACAATTGTACCGTTTGCTCCAATTATGAAGGCAGTGGCAACTCTCTCAGGTTTAGTATCAAAATACTTTGCTACAGATACTGCATCTGGTCCACCTGCAGTATGATGCAAATAGATTTGTTTCTTTTCATGTTTTACTTCCATGAACTGACCAGGTCTTAATCTGTGTTGAACTATTTTAGTTATATCTAATTTCATTATTAAATTTTAAAACAATTTAGTTACTCTTAACTGCTCTAACAAAAAGATGTGATGTCTTTTTAGTTACAGCTATAGTTGTGTTTGTAAATCCTTGAATCCAAACATACATATCATCATGCTCGGTTCCACTCCAGTAGTATATGTTAGGATCAGTGTAATATTCTGAATCATTTTGTATTTGTAATTGTGATACAAATCCTTTAATTTGATTTTTGTTTTCATATATAAGGTTTAACTCATCTTTAGTTGGTAATCTCCAACCATCACCTAATTTTAAGCATGTGTATTTTGCATCTTCATATGACATACTATTTTGAAAATCATACTGTGCAATTAATAAATTATTAAGATTATATGGTGTGCCTATAATGTTTTTTTGTGATGTTGCAAAAAACAAAACAAATAAAAAAAACAAGGTTAATAATCTTTTTATCATTTTATAGTATCTATATCTTTTTTAATATCTCTAGCTCTTGAAAATAAATTTTTCATAGCTGTCCACATATTTATACCTCTTACTGCCTCATAATTTTCATTAATACTCATTACTTCAATAGATACTAATACAAGTGCAAGTATCTTTGTAAGCATTAGAGGTACTGAAAAGAATGTTAAAATAATATCATTTAAAATAAACCTGTCTATTAAATAGAATAAAATAACAGCTATTTCATAAAGTAATAATTTAGATATTACTGCTGATAGACCCCTAGATGTAATTTTTATTTTTAATTTTTTTGATTTCCAAATACCTGTAAACGTATCTACTAATATGGCAAATCCAATTAAAAATAAAATTCCAATTATGGGTAAAAAAAATGCTGATATCACAGTTAAAAGTTGAAGAGATGATTTTTGTATAGATGATCCTAAAATGGATAATTGTGTTTTCATATTACTGGAATTTGTGCTTTTATTATTCTATACACTATATACAGTATTACTAATATTAACCATATACCACCAAACCAAGCTAAGAAATTTATCCAACTAGGAATATACTTAATCTTTTCTGGTTTAAGTGTTTTGGTTATAGTATTAGTACGGTATATATCATTACCCTTGATTGTTTTATATATAGTGTCAACTTTAACCTTTGTGTAGTACACATTGTTTTGAAGTTTAGTTTGCAAACTTACTAACTTACCATCCTTGTCTCTAAGGTCACCATTTAGTTTAGATATAACATTACCAAGAGAGTCACAGTAAAGTGTGTCTAATAGTGTTATTGTTTCTCCAGGAATAGTTATAGTTGTGTCCTTAACTTGTATTACTGTTATAGTGCTATCTTTTTGAACACATAATGGACAATATTTAGCAAGTCTTTTTTCAAGAGAACATGAAGATAAAAGTAAAAGTAAAATAACTAAATATTTCATTTCTTATCTTATAATATATAAGTAATTAAAAATTTAGTTCCTGATGGATCATAAGGTAAACCTACTAAAGTATTATTTAGTCTAGGATCAAAATTAATTGTTATTCCATGCTCTAAAGTTTGTCCATTTACTGTTCCTGGTGCTCCTCCTACATTTGTTATAGAAAATCCATATGTACCATCTGGTATTGAACCTGGATGTGTTTCATATATAACTACTGGAGTTCGTAATTCTGGTGGACAACAAACTCCATGGTTTAAAGCATCAATAATACCTTGAAGACCTTTTAGCATTTGCAATTGCCAAGGGAAATTATTTCCTTTTTGACCGTCTGTTTTTAAATTTCCTACTGACATAGTTGTTAAAGTTTAATTATTAAAATAAATAGTTATACTTTAATCAAGTATAAGATAAGAAATTTTTAATACAGCATTTAAGGTTGTTGTACCTGATGCATTTTTAAATTTAATTGCAAAACTTCCATTTGCTATACCATTTGTAGTTACTAATGGCATTCCAGTAGTACCAGTATAATCAACAGTTAATAATATTTTAGATGCTGTAGTTACTTTACTATTATTTACTATAAATGTAGTTGTAGCAGTACCTGTTAAAGTACTTGGAAGAGTTGTTATTGTTCCATTATGTGCATTAACTGTAACAGCAGTAGTTATTGAAGTTATCTGAGTTACATTTGCTGTATCATACAATGATTGTAAGGGGGCAGCATTTACTGCAAGTGATAAATATGCATCATCTCTAGAGGGATCTTTTGCACCTACTGCAAGTAAATTAGTTGTTTCTGCAGGAAGAGTATCCCTATAATTTCCAGCTTTAATCCAGGAAATAAAATTTAAAATATCCATGATTATTTATTTTTTAAATTATTATACGTTGTATAATGGAATCTTATAATCTGTTCCATTAATTTTAATTGTTAAAAACTTAGCCAATGCTGGTAAAGCAGATCCACCAACAAAATCATTTGCTGTTGTTGCAAATCCTGTTGGACTTCCTGATGCTCCTACATAGTTAGCCGAGCTACCTATTACAAGTTGATTACTTCCATTACCTAATGCGGCAGTTCCAAGAATTATTGAACTACCTGTACCATCAGTAGTTGTTGCATTATTTCCTATAACTACAGTATTAGTTGTTGAACCTGTAGTAGATAGTGCAGCAGAACCAATTGCTATGTTATTTCTACCAGCAACATTTTGAACTAAAGCACTGTCTCCAATTGCTGTATTCTGATAACCATTTGCATTTAAAAATAATGCGCCTTGACCCATAGCTGTATTAGCATAACCAGTATTATTACTAAGCAAAGCAACTCTACCTATAGCTGTATTGCTAGTTCCCGTTGTATTATTTTGCAGTGAAAAAGAACCAATTGCTGTATTATTATTTGATGTATTTGATACTAAGGTATTATGTCCTAAAGCTGTATTGTCATTACCTATGAGATTAGAAATTAAAGCACTAGTACCTATAGCTGTATTAGAAACACCAGATGTATTTGATGATAAAGCTAATCTACCAATTGCTGTATTATTTTGTCCTATAGTATTAAGTTTTAAAGCACCATCTCCATAAGATGTGTTAGTTGGAAGGTTACCTTTACCATTAGACCATATTGTAAGATCTGTTGCATTAGTCTCAACCCAATAAGGTAATCCTGACCCAGGAATTCCTTGTATACCTTGAGGACCTGTAGCACCTGCTGGCCCAGTTAAACCAGTAGCACCAGTAGCACCTGTTGCACCAGCAGTTCCTGCGGCACCTGTTGCTCCTGCTGGACCTGTTGCTCCAACTGCAGCAAGTAATGCCCAGTTACCAGGATCTAATGTTGGATCTAATAGTGATGGACCTACACCTGCAGGATTATAACAGAAATAACTTGCACCTCCAAAAGATACAGCATCATTTTCTAAATAACCTTGGAATGGATCCCAAATACCTTGCCAAGTCAATCCAGCAGGACCAATAGGACCTGCTACACCTTGTGCACCTTGTGCACCATTTGCTCCTGTAGCACCAGTAGTACCAGTAGAACCTTGAGGTCCAGTTGCTCCTGTTGGGCCAACAATACCTTGTGGTCCCGTTGCACCTGCAGCACCTGCAGCTCCTGTAGCTCCTGTTGCACCAGTAGCACCTATAGATGTTAATATTGCCCAGTTACCAGGATCTGAAGCTGGATCACTTGCAGATGTTACACCTGCAGGATTTGTACAAAAATATGTAGAACCTCCAAATGCTACTGCATCATTTAATGCATATGGTGTCATAGAAGTCCAGTTACCTTGCCAGATTAAACCTGCTGGGGCTACTGGTCCTTGTATACCTTGGATACCTTGTGGTCCTGTTGCTCCAGTTGCTCCTATTGGACCTACTGGTCCTTGTAATCCATTAGCACCTGCTACTCCGTTTGCACCTGTTAAACCTGTTGGGCCAGCTACACCTTGAATTCCTTGAGCACCTACAGATCCTTGTGGACCTTGAGCTCCAATAGGACCTGTTAATCCAGTTGCTCCTGTAGCACCTGCTACACCTTGCAATCCTTGAATTCCTTGAGACCCTTGAGGACCAACAGCACCTTGAGATGCAAGTAATGCCCAATTTGGATCTAAATCAGGAGTTGTAAGTGTAGGACCAACAGGATTAATACAAAAATATGATGCTCCACCATATCCTACAGCATCATCAAGAATATATGATGATCCTGAAGCCCAAGCACCTTGCCAATTTAATCCGGCAGGACCAACTGCTCCAGCTACTCCTTGAATACCTTGTGATCCTGTTACACCTTGTGCACCAGTAACTCCAATTGGACCTTGTGATCCAGTAGCACCAATATTACCTTGAATACCTTGAACACCTTGATTACCTTGTACACCAGCTACACCTGCAGATCCAGCAGTACCTTGGTTACCCTGAATACCTTGTACTCCCTGTACTCCTTGAGGGCCTTGAACCCCTTGAGGACCTTGACCTATTACACCAACTGCTGCTACAAAGTTTTGTACTGTAATAGCTGCAGCTAAATAACCATCATCTCTACGATCATCTTTAAGACCAATAGGCATAAGTGTTTCATTAGGATTAACAGTAGTTACTACTCTTCTTCCTTTAATCCAAGAAATAAAATTTAAGATATCCATGATTTGTTTTTTTATAAGTTTATATGTATAATATACTAAAAATTATTCAAATAACAAAATTATTAAATAAAAAAAAGCCCTGCTGTTACCTAGGGCTTCTCATTAACTTAA